GCTCTTTTCACATGCATGCAAAATGAGACTTTTTGGGTCTCGGAATTGCTTTTTTAGTTAAGGATAGTTAAGGGTTTAGTTAAGGATTGGACATGAGATGGGCGGTAGACCAAGAAAGCCTACTGCGGTCAAGAGGCTGCAGGGGACTCTGCAGAAATGCAGGACAAATACCTCTGAGCCTGTGCCTCAGATTGACCTCAAGAGCATGTGTGCTCCTGACTATCTGACTGAGTCAGCAAGAGAAATATGGGACTTTTCACTGAGTGCAGCTCCTGAGGGAATGCTGAGCACACTTGACTTTGGGATCTTCACTCAGTGGGTAGTCTGCTTTGACCAATTTGTCACACTGAGTGCTGCTCTTAAAGAGCAGGGCACTCTGACAATGGATGAGGATGGACAGGTCAATGTGAGTGGACTCCTGCATCATCTGACTAAGACAGTTGCTATCCTGAGAGGATTGGAGACTGAGCTGGGGTTCACTCCGGCATCAAGGAGCAAGGTCTCCTCATTCAACAAAAAAGACTCAGAGAGCAAGAATAAGTTTGATGACCTGTAGACCACAGTAGAGGGCATCACATGGATTATGTAGATAAGGCAAAGAGATACATTGACAAGGTACTCTCAGGCAAAATACCTGCAAATAGGTGGGTAAAATTTGCCTGTTTGAGGCAGAAAAAAGACCTAGAGAGAAAAAAGAGCAAGAGCTTTCCATACACTTTCAGCAGAAAACTTGCCAACAGGCCATGTAAATTCATAGAGTGCCTGATGCATGTCAAGGGTCCAAAGGCTGGAGAGTACATCCATTTAGAGGATTGGCAGTGTTTTATCATCACTGTCATTTTTGGCTGGGTGGATGACAATAATCACAGGAGATTTACTCAGGCATACATTGAGGTGGGCAGAGGTAACGGCAAGAGCACATTCTGCTCCGGCATCGGTCTGTATATGCTGTGTGCTGATGGTGAGCTTGGTGCTGATGTCTATTCTTTTGCCACTACAAGAGATCAGGCAAGAATAGTCTTTGATGATGCTCTTGCTATGGCAAGAGGGAGCAAAGACCTGCAGGCACACTATGGACTCACACCTCTGAATAATTCCATGGTGGTGATTGGGACTAATAGCAAATTTCTACCGAAGTCTGCAGATGCCGGCACGTTGGATGGTCTTAATACACATCTTGGCATCATTGATGAGCTCCATGCTCACAAGACTAGAAAAGTGTATGATGTGGTCAACTCCTCAACATCAAAGAGGTCTCAGCCTCTGATATTTACCATAACAACTGCCGGATATATCCTAGATGGCATCTGTATGGAGAGGAGGAGAACTGTAGGTCATGTGCTGGATGGCTCGGTGACTGATGATGCTCTCTTCGGCATCATCTACACCATGGATGAGGATGATGATTGGCAGTCAGAGACTGCTCTGATTAAGGCCAATCCTAATTGGGAAGTCAGTGTCAATCCTAAGCTCATCATGTCAGAGCTGATATCAGCAAAGCTGAACACCTCAGCTCAGAAAGAGTATCTCACAAAGCATCTTGATGTATGGGTAAACTCAGACAGTCAGTGGCTCAAGATGGAATTCTACAGGCAGTGTATTGCTCCTGACATCCAAGAGTCTGACTTTAGTGGTGAGTATTGTATCTATGGTCTTGATTTGGCATCAAAGCTGGATATCTCTGCAGTCATCAAGCTCTTTTGGAGACCTGATGATGATGGGATAATGCATTATTATGTGTTTCCTCGGTTCTATCTGCCCTCAGATGCCGTGCATAATTCTGACTGCAGTCAGTATGAGGGATGGGCAAAGGATGGATATCTGCAGACAACTGACGGACCTATCACAGACCTCAATGCTCTGCAGGAGTGGATAGGTGAGGATGTAAAGCAGTACAGTGTACTATCTGTGGCTTATGACCCTATGCAGGCCACTCAGATGAGTCAGAACCTGCTCTCTGATGGAGTGCCAATGGTGGAGCTCCCTCAGAACCTGAAAAATATGTCAGAGCCTATGAAACAGGTTCAGGCTCTCATCTACTCAGGGAGACTGCACATTGCAGACAATCCTGTGATGCATTGGATGGCCGGGAACGTGGTGTGTCACGTGGATGCCAAGGAGAACATCTACCCTAGGAAAGAGAGACCACAGGACAAAATAGATGGCATGGTGGCTCTCATTATGTGCATCCAGCAAGTGCTGCAGTTAGATGTAGAGCATCAGTATGTCTCAGCCACTCAACAGACTGAGATAGATTGGTCTAATTTTAGCTTTTAACATGTCGATATTTCCGACAGGTTCAAAGCGTGATATAAGTCAAAATTGTTAGGTTTTTGTTAGGTTTTGTTAGGTTTAGTGAGGTTTGTATGTGGAGCTGGATAAGGGGATTGCTTGGCAATTATCAGGGGACTCAGGTCACTAAGCCTCTGTCTCCAATTGTAGACACTCCCACACCTGCATCAGTAAACAACATATTGCAGATCCCTGCCATATGGGAATGTGTAAACAAGATCACAAGAGCCATGAGCTGTCTGCCTCTTGATGTGCTCAAGATTGTAGATGATGAGGGCAACACAGAGCAGGTCACTGAGGGGCCTCTGCATTATCTGCTGGATGTCTCTCCTAATGCATACATGACTCCTGCTGATTTTGTAAAAAAAATCACTGTAGATTATCTGCTGCATGGAAATGCATTTGTCAGGATAGATAAGGCCAAGGGGGCTGACTATATAGCTGCACTGACACCTCTCAATCCTGAGCAGGTGAGGACAGTGCTTGATGGCAGTGTGGTGTCTTATGAGTGGTTGTCTGACAAGGGTGAGACTATCAAATACACATCAGACAGGATCATGCATTGGAAAGGCATTGGGAATGGCTTGGTTGGTCTGAGCACTGTGGACTTTGCAAGGTCATCACTGACAGAGGCTGTGGAGGCTCAAAATGCCTCTATTGACATGTTTAGGAATAAGGGCAAGCTCAATGGTATATTGTCAGCGGAGACTCCTTTGATCAACAAAAATCAGTCAGAGGAATTCCTCAAGCGTTTCACTGAGATGAAACAGGCCCCTATAGGCATCCCACTCCTCCCTAGTGGCTTTAAATTTCAGAGCCTGAGCCTGTCTCCTGCAGAGACTCAGCTCTTGGAGACCCGTGAGTTCATTGTGAAAGAGTTTAGCCGTTGGTTTGGAATTCCGTATGGACTCCTGACAGGTGATGCTCCTGAGCTGGTAGACCTGTCAAATTATTTCTATGAAACTACAATCCTCCCTATGTGCATTGAGCTGGAGCAGATACTCAAGCAGAAAGTCATCAGAGATGACTCAATAACAGTCAAATTCCGCACCTCAGTGCTCAAGCGTATGTCTGATCAGACACGCATAAGCATGCAGACATCTTATGCACAGAACGGCCTCAGGACTAGAAATGAGCTGAGGAGAGAGGATGGATACAAGTGGATGGATGGTGCTGATGAGCTGACAGCTCAGAACAATCTGTATCCGCTTAACAAATTAGGAGAGTCTGATGCATCTCAGACACCTCAGACTCCACTAAGTACACAACCTGTGAAACAGTAGAGAGGCTATATGAGTCAAGATATTATTATCACTCAAAAATCAGCATTGTCTCTGCCTACAGATAAGCCTGAGGGGTTCATCTGTGGCTATGCGTCAAAGTTTGGGGGCATTGACTCCTACGATGACACCATTGAGAGAAGTGCATATGACAACATCATCAAGGGTGCAATGCCTAAGATGTTCTTCAATCATCAGTCATGGGACACTGTCCCGATCGGCAATTGGACAAAGTGGGAAGTGGATGCCACAGGTCTCTATGTGGAGGGACAGCTCAACATGAGTCTGCAGTCTGCAAGAGATGTGTATGAGGGCATCAAATTTGGCTCAATTGACGGCATGAGCGTCAGCATCAGAATGTCATATGATGACTTTTGGTATGATGACGATGGCATCAGACACATCAAGAATGTGCAGAGCATGAGAGAGATATCTGTAGTGACTTTCCCTGCAGATGATGCCGCAAGAATTATCAATTTTAAGTCAGGAGACATGCCTGACTTTTCAAGCGTGAGAGATGTGGAGCACTATCTGAGAGACTCAGGTTTCTCCCGGTCTCAGGCTATGGCCTTTATAAGCAAGGCAAAAAGTGCATTCAGTAATGAGAGACAGCGAGATGCTGAGGATCAGGAGCTGAGCAATATTTCAAGTATGTTAGACAACATTTTAAGGAAGTTTTAATATGGATAATATTGAAAATATCTCCAGCAAGATCTCAGCCATTGATGGCAAGATCTCTGACAATGTGCAGTCTGTAGCTAAGATGCAGGCTGATATGGATGCATGCAAGTCATCACAGACTGAAATGCTTAACACCATCAAGGGCATGCAGTCTGAGCTTGCTGCTCTCCAGCAGTTAGGTGCTGCCTCAGCTCACACTGAGGAAACCAAGTCAGATTATGGCTCACGTTTCGTGACCTCTGAAAAGTTCAAGGCTTTCAAGAGCATCATGCAGTCTGACAGAAAGGCCTCTATCCGCTTAGAGCTTGCTGCCGCTCCTGAAACTACTCAGGCAAGCAACTCAGCATCACGCACCTCTTTGGCTATGCCATACAATGCAGGCCTTGTGACTGACCCTCGTCAGGTGCTCAATATTGAGTCATTATTTGGCAAGATTTCCATCAATGCCAATGCCTATCAGTATGTGAAGTATGGCTACAAGACCACTCTGACTGCCACAGGTCCTGCTGT